TGCAGTACAGCCCGCGCCAGTCCCCAGCCACAACCGTGAAATCGTGATTGGCGCTCCAGGCAATGCCCTGGGGCTCGCTCAATCTCGCATCTTCGCTCTTGACCGTCGGGGCATCCCTGCCGTTGAGTGTCATCACAGAAATCGTGTCCGCAACATCGGGATCCGCCGCCAGGTACCACATACCCGCCGTGTTGATGGCGATCTCTTCATCGGAGATCACCTGCAGGTTGCGGGCAGCGCCCGGACCGTATGCGTTGACCGGCTGTGAACCGGCCACCGGCCCGGCAACCGATGAAAGCAGACTGCTGCCGTTGAGCACCGCGGCCGCCACCTCGTTGGTGCGGTCGCACAGTAGAAACTTCGGCCGCAGGTTGAGCGCGATGGCCGCACTTGCACCGCCATCGGGACTCGGTGACCGCTGCGCCCGCATCGCGTTGTAACCCGCGCCCACCGTTGCTTCCGTCACCGCGCCACCCGTACCTGTCGCCAGGTAGTTGGCATGGTTCGCCAGGTTGAACAGACGGATGCCATCCTCGCCCATGAGCGGTCCGACAAAGTTCGCGCCGGCGCCGTTGTCGTTGAACAACAGCCCGTAGACCATCTTGTTGATCTTGCGCCGGATGCTTCCGGTCATCCGCTGCGGGACCCGCGCAAACCAGTTCATGTCGTCATTCACGAGTGCCTGGCGGGTGAGTGAATACAGCCGGCCATAGGTCTTCAGCTGGGCGTGCTCGTGTGTGTCGCTGAACTGCCCGAACTTCCCTGCTTCGCCTTCCGGGATTTCGAGGACATCGCTGAACTCCGACACCTTGATCAGGTCGGACTGTTTAAAGTCCCTCAGCGTGCCGGTGCCGGTCCAATACTGGTACGTCGTTGCCGCCGTCTCCCAGCCCTTGAGCAACGCCTTGTTAAGCACGTTGCTGAGGATCGACACGAAGTCGCCCGTGGTCTGCGCCATGCCGCCCGGCGCGAACGCGATGCGCTGGACGTTCATGCCGGCCATCAGCGCGCTGTAGACATCCATGTTGTCCATGATGTCGACGTTGCCGACGCCTGCGCGGGTCAGGCAGCGCCGCGCCAGCCCTATCAGGGACAGGCCGCGATACGCCGACTTCCGCACGTTTTCCTGTTCGCTCGCGGCGACAGGGAGGTTCGCGCGCATCGCCATGGCAGCCGTCGCGGCCACCATGAAGTTGTCGCGCTCGTCTCTCGTGACGGCAATATTGGCCGGAACAGGAAGGTTACTGCCCAGGGCGGCGTTTGCACTGAACAGATCGAACGTCGCTTCCACACTCATCCCGTCGTTTACAGCCTTGTCGATGTCTTCGGGTGTGGCATTGAACCTCTTGCCGAGCTCCCGAACCTTTTTGATGCGGGCGCGCTCTGCCACCCGCATCTCCTCGATTTCCTTCGTGCGCAGCTCATCGGCCTTCGCCGCGGCCAAACACGAGTCCATTTCCTTCTGTGCGGCGTCAAACCTGGCTGTTTCCTCTGCGGTAAACACCCGGTTTTCGGCCTTTGCCTTCGCCAGCAGTATTTCCTGCTGGCTCTTCAGCTCTTGTGCCCTCAGCAACCACTTGTTCATATAGCCACCTCCGATAATGTGAGTATCCTTCTCTTGTTCATTTCGAGTTGATTTTCATACGCAGCCAACTTTGACGGGACGGTTACGCTGCCACTGTTCGCCTCCTGCTGTTGATTGTTTTTATTTGTTGGCTTCGTCCCTGCGTGGTTGCCCCCAACAGGCGCAGTGGTTATTCCAAATACCGATTCAATGACTGGCAGTAAATTGGCCTTGAACTCTTCGAGATCCATCCCGCGGCTTGCCGCGTACCGCGCCAGAAACGACTCGATGGTGGCCGGCGCGCTCTCTTCGGCCATCAGCTTGTCCAGCTGCTCGGTGAACGTGGCAGACAGGATCGTGGTGCGGCTGAACAGCCCGTCACCCGTGGCCGGCTCATCCACCACGTCGGATGCCCAGAGCTTTTTCACCCGCATCAGCGGCAAGAGCTCGTTTCCGTCTTCGTCCTTCTTTGGGGTGCCATCTTCATTCAGCCGCATGACCCGTTCACCGTCAAACACGACGGACACCCCGAACGCATCCGGGTCTTCCTCAGCCAGGTCCAGCACATAGTCGCCGGCCTTGTTCGCGGTTTCCGAAAACGCCACGTCAGCCAAGCGGATGTCCGCCCGGACCCGGCTTCCCTCATCGGCCAGCCGGAAATTCGTGGCGCGCCCCAAAAACGTCCCCTCGGCGCTGGAGCTCATGTTCGGATGACCGAAACGCACCTTGACACCGTGTTTTGCCGCGTTTCCATGCTCCACCACCTGGGACATGAACGTCTGGTCCAGCTCAACACCGTGTCCGATCGCTTCGCCGACTGACGCGATCGACGCGCCGAAGATGGTCCGCTTCTCGCGGTCGACATTCGCGCCATCCGTGCCTTTTTCGAGACCCCTGGCCGGATCGGCCCTGAACAGTTCACGCTTTGGCATTCGATTTATCCTCCACCTTCTCGACATCAACCGTAATGACCTTCGGTCGTGCCAGCCCCGCCGGTATCAGGCTGATCTTGTTCCCCCGTATTTTCAGCGCCCCGCGCTTAACGGACATTGTCTGAGGCATCCTGCCCCTCCCCGCCGTCAGCAGTCGCACCGCTTGAAACCGGCGCCGCTTTCGGCTGCATGTCGGGCAGCTCCACCTTTTTCGACTTCATGTATTCCTGCTCAACGGCGATCTGATCGATGGCATCGTGCCAGTCCACGCCCTGGTTGCCGTACCATTTTTCCAGAGTCATCAGGCCGCCGTCACGCAGTACCTTGACCGCCTGGGCCTCACGATACGGGTCCACGAAATCCCAGCCCGGCGCGCGCCACTGGCACTGCGTATACCGCCACGGGTCCGTCAGGTAGTCGGTTATCGATTTGCCGGGAATTTCCCCGGTCAGGAACATGCGGCGGACGAAATATTCCCATTCATACTGGCAGAACGACTTGCTGAACCACCGTTGAATCATCTCGGCGGCCTGGTGGTCCTTGTTGGTGTTGATTTTTCCAGCCGCCATGTTAATTTCAGACACATCCCTGGTCACGGTCTGGTATGACCAGCCCAGGGAGACGCTGATCGAGTGCATCAGCAGGCGCTGAAGTGGGATCAGGACGTTCTGGATGCTATCATCGGCCTGGAGGATCTCCGGCTTGCCGCCCGACTGCGCGTCGTAGTGGTAGACCCGCCCGGACTTGAACTCGAGCTGCCCGTCGGCGTTGCTGCTGTTCGGTGCGAGCTGGGACCACATTTTGTTCGGCATGATCATCCCGATCATGGCCTGGATGCGTGATGCGATCAGCTTGTCCTTCGTCAGCTCTTCGTTCGCCCACAGGTATTTCAGGGCGGCCACAAACCAGGGTGTCCCGGTGTGCTCTTCGGCCTTCAGGCGCCGGTAGGTCTGGTGCATGTAATCGGCGGATATCGGCTTGTTGATGCCCTGAATCCAGTATGACAGCGGTTCGCCGTCGGCGCTCAGGTTGATGCCGAACGCGGTCTGCTTCACCCGCGGGTCATCGCCCATCCCGGGGTTTTCCGCGTCGTGGCTGCAATCCAGCCGCAGCACCGGGACCAGTTGGGACTTCACACCCAGCGTTGCATCGGTCCCGCGGACCTTGTTGCTCAACACGGCGCCGGAGGTGATTATCTCGCGCAGCGCGGTCGCCTGGATGTCGTAGAACGTGGCCTGGCGGGTGGCATCCCATTCGTCGTTGTAGCGCTCCCAGCCGGCCGTCAGAACGTCGTTGAGGCCCTTGATGGGCTCTCCGCCGGCGAACTTGACCCGGGGCTGGGGTTTGATGCCGGTGCCGATGCTGTCGGCCACTATCTGCTCCAGGATGGCCTTTGCATTCGGGTTATTGTCGACCATCCGGATCGACCGGGCAATCAGCACTTCCCGCGAGTCTCGGTAATTCGTGTATGGGGTGTCGTAGCTACTGGACCAGTCGCTGTTCAGCCGGCCGGTATTGGATGCGTCGTAGTGGGCCCCCAGATAGAACCTGCCCAGGTGTCCCAGGTACTGCTGCAGCTTGCCGACCTCGTAACTGTTGGCCGGATCCCCGCGCATCATGCTGCGGACATCCGGAAGGAAGTGCTGGCGAAAGTTGCGGATAGTGGCCCGGAGTCCCATCAGTCATCCACCTCGACGAAGGTCATGGGCTGGGCGCCGCCGTAAGT